CCTGGCCGAGCCATCTGCTCGACTACAACGCCGTCAGCGTGACGTGGTGGGGCGGCAAGGGTGCGAGCGGGGCTGACGTTGAGCAGCGAATCAAGAACGCGATTCTGTGGCTCGTGGGCATGTGGTACGAGCGGCGGATGGCGGCCGACGCCGTGAACCTCTCGGAGATTCCGTTTGGCGTGAAAGCCTTGCTCGATTCCGCGAAGTGGGGGAGCTACCAGTGAGCATCCGAGGTCGCATCGCGGTCGATGTGCAGTTTGCCGACGATGACGCGTCGGCGGCTGTGAAGTCGCTCAAGAGCATCGCCCTGCAGGACGCCACCGAATACACCGAGGGCAAGGTGGCGGTGGTGTCGGGCACGGTCGGCACGGCTGGCGTCACGGTGCAGACGAACCCGATGCTGCCGCAGTTCCGCGACGCGGCGGGCGGCGTGGTGTCCTTCACTAACGTGTCCCGCGTGGCGTTCCAGAGCAGCCGCGATTGCGTGGTGTTTGACCAGACTTTGCCCAATGAGGTCGTTCGGTCGTTCGGCAACTGCGGCGTTTCGGATTGGGATGCCAGCGGTCACATGATTCGCATCGAGACGGAGTTCACTTCGGGCACCGCCTCCTACACCCTGGTGTTGTACGGCACATGATTGACTTCGGCCGACTCCGCGAGCGAGTGACGATTCAGCAGGCGACCGAGCGACGGAACGCCATGGGCGAGACCGTGCAGACGTGGGAGACGTTCGCGGAGCGATGGGCCAGCGTTGACGGTCTGTCGAGCCGTGAGGTGTTGCTCCAGGGGCAGCAGCAGACCGAAGTTTCGCATCGCGTGCGGATGCGGTACGTCACGGACATGACCAGCACGATGCGGATTCTGTGGCGTGGTCGCGTGCTGGAAATCGCGTCGCTCCTTGAGCATGGCAACCGCAGCCACCACGAAGCCCTCTGCACCGAGCGGGTGGAATAGATGGCGACCGTTGGCATCTTCCTGTCGGCGCGAATGGAAGGGCTCCGCGAGTTGCAGGACGCCCTCGGCCGCACGCTGCAGGACAACCCGGCAAAGACCAAGCTGCTCGCGGCAGCGATTGAGAAGGCGATTCAGCCCGTCGAGATGCGGCTGCGGGAGGTGTCGCCTGTCGGGCCGACCGGCAACCTGAAGCGGGCGGTCACATCCAAGGTGGTCGAGTACGGGCTGGACGGCGTCGCGGTCGGCATCGTGGGCTATCGCCGGGCCGGGCGGGCGGATTCGTCCAGTGCCGCCGGCGGCAGCGTGCGGGCTGGCCCCGACCGGGCGTTTCATCAGTGGTGGCTGGAGAAGGGCACGCAAGGCCGCACGGTGATGACGCCTGCGGACAAGCCGTACACGAGACTCGGCCACGTTCGGCGGATGAAGTCGGGCAAGACCGTCGATGTCGTGACGCACGAGGTGAAGCGGCAGGGCGGATACATCGCGTCGAGCTACAACCGGCTCGGTGAGTTTCGGATGTTGAAGACGCCCCGGATGCCACGCGGCCAGAGCGGCCAGCGGGTGCAGACGGACCCGGCGTATCCGAATGCCTACTTCAAGAAATCGTCCACGCCCATCTCGATTCCCGCCATGCCGGTCGGCGGGTCTACGGGTCGGCCGCCGCTCCAGACGGCGTTCAATCAGACCCAGGCCCAGGTCGCGGAAATCCTCCAGCGGGAACTGCGGCTGTCGCTGGAGCAGGCGTTGGCGACGCTGACCAGATCCGCAACAGGGAGCGTGGGATGAGTTTCAAGGCTCCCGAAAAACTGATTGCCGACCGGCTCCAGGCGGACCCTGCCGTGGCGTCGATTGTGGCGGGCCGCATCTACCCGGTCATTGCCCCCGCGTCGGCGGCGTTGCCGTTCGCCACATGGCGGCGGCAAGGCGTCCAGCGTGAGCAGTCGCTTTCCGGCCCCGTGGGAATGCCCACCGTGACGCTGGCGGTGGACCTGTTCGCCGAGGGGTATGAGGCAGTAAGGGAGTTGGCGGACGCCGCCCGGCGGTGTCTGGATGGGTACGGGGGCGGCGTGGGAAACTACGTGAGCGTTCGGCTCGTCAGTCTGCTGAATGAGGCGGATGGGTTCGTCCAGTTGGCCGGCGGTGATTTGCCGCCGGTCTATAGCGTGTCGCAAACCTATCAAGTTCTCTGGGGCCCTGAATAATGTCCTTCTCGACTCCGCATGATACCGGCGTTTCGTCTTCCGGCACGAAGCTCACGATTACGCTCGACGGCGTCAGTGCCACCTACGTCGTGACGAACATCGTTCTCTCCAACACGAACCCCGGTGCTGCCGCCGATTCCCGTATCGACATCGCCCACCTTGGGCAGACCACTGGCGAGCAAGCCCTGCGGATGGACACGCCGCTCGTTCTCCCGGCTGACGATGGCGGGTCGGGTCGCACCATCACGTTCGACTACATCGGCAAGTCGGTGATTTTCGACGGGGCGACCGGCACGTACCACATCCAGGTGGCCGGGGCCACGCTCGTTGGTGGCACGACGGCGAGCTACCACACGGTGCAGTCCAGCACGCTGACGCTGGCGACGAACGACGCGATTCGTGGTCAGGGCGTCCTCACGATCTCCCGCTGACGGGAGGCCGCGATGCCGATTCCGTGCCAGGGTTTCACGTTCACGTGGGGCGGCGCGACGCTGTCTGAAGTGCAGGAGTTGGAGGTCAACCTTCAACGCGACCTGCCGCTCGGCCGCTCGACTACGTGGACGCCGAACCTCGGTGAAGTGCGGTTGCTCTCGTTGTCCATCGCTAGTTTGCCGACGAGCGAGTACGGGCGACGGAAGCAACTCACCATTCAGGCACCGGCCGCGACGATTCGCCGCTACCCGCCCCTAAACGGGGCAACTGCCGTCAATACGCCAGCCGCGACGCTGTGCGACGTGGACTGCATCTATCGCGGCGTGACCATCAACGCCACGGCGAACGGCGTCGTGAGATTTGCCCATGTCTTTAAGGTGATGGACACGGTCGGCGCAGCGACCAATCCATAGGAGTGAATCGACATGGCACTGACGGCAGAACAGATCCTTGCGGCGGACGATATGGGGCTCAAGAAGGTCACGGTCCCCGAGTGGGGCGGTGACGTTTTCATTCGGCTGATTACCGCAGGCGAGCGAGAGCGGTTTGAGCGGCTGTTCATTGGATACAAAGATCGCGGGATTCCAGACAACTATCGCTGCAAATACCTCTTGGCTGCGCTCTGCGACGAGAAGGGCAATCAGCTTTTCACGGCTGAAAACCTGGACGCACTTGCTGCCAAGAGCGGCGCGACGATTGGAAGGATTTACGACGCGGCGATGGCTCACAACAAGATGACAGAGGAGGCCGTGCAAGAACTGGGAAAATCCTGAACGCGAGCCCGACGCGGCGGTTCATCGTCGCGTTGTCTCGTGAACTCAAGATGACCCAGGGTGAGTTGTGCCGCCGGATGACTTCGGCAGAGTTATCGGAACACATCGCCTACACGCGGTGGTTCTCGGCTCTGCCGGATTCATGGCGGCAGACGGGATTGTTGGCAGCGGTGGCCCTGGCACCGCACACGGAGAAAGGCAAGCGACCGAAGCCCGACGATTTCGTGCCGGTGGACAAGCCGCCGCAGCATGAATCGCAGGACATCGCCGCGTTGATGGAACTACGCAAAGCCTTCGGGCTTGGCGACCTGGAAGTGCCCGATGGCTAACGTCCTCTCACTCGCGCTCAAAATCAACGCTGACGCGTCGGGCTTGAAGCTCGACCCGGTGTCGAAGGCGTTGCGCCAGTTGGGTGAAGAGACCGACCGCGTCTCAGGAATCTTCGACAAGTTCACGAGCACCAGCGAGGCGGCGGCTCGCTCCCAGGCGGCTACCGAGCAGGCACTCAATGACCTCATCGCCGCCCGCAAGGCTGGGACGGTCACGGCGCAGGAGTTTGCCGAGAGTTTTGAGGCCATCGAAAAAGCGGCCCAGCAGGAGTTCGCAGCACTACAGCGTGCCGCACAAATCACCGAGCAAAACCTCTCGCCGCTCCAGCGGTATGACGCTGCCCTCGCGGAACTTGACGCTCAACTCCAGGCGGGCCGCATCTCGCAAGAGACGTACACGCGAGCGACGGAGAAGGCCGCCAAGGGGCTGACTGACGCCGAGCGTGCCGCTCGCGGGCTGGAGGTGGCGACGGAGAAGATTGACGATAACGCTGGCAAGACCACGCTCCAGTTCAACGAACTTTCGGGCATCTTCGCTACGCTTCCCGGCCCGATTGGCAACGTGGCCGGTCGTGTGTCTGGTCTAGCGTCTGCTGGTGAAGGGCTGTCTCGCATCTTCGCCGGCGGCTTGCGTGACGGCATTGGTTCGCTCATCTCATCGGTGACTGCCCTCGTCAACCCGTTCACGGCTGCTACTGCTGGCGTGGCCGCTTTCGGTGCCGCCGCGACTGCTGTGCTTCAAGGGCTGGTAGCACTGGAAGACCGCGTCGAAAAGCTGGGAAACACCGCCGACAAGTTGGGCGTGTCGTTCGGATTCATTCAAGTTCTTGACGAAGCGGCACGCCGCAGCGGGACAAGCATCGAAGCCGTGAGTGCGGCTTTCGGGAGGCTGCAAAAGTCAGTCCTGGGAGTAGACGAAGAGAGCCGGGCGGCGCAAAAGGCGTTGTCAGAGATTGGCGTCACTGCGGAGGAATTGCAGCGGCTCAATCCCCAAGAGCAATACCTGCTCATCGGGCAGCGTATCGGCGCGATTGAAGACCCGGCCCGGAGGACCGCAACGGCTGTCGCGTTGTTCGGCAAGGCCGGTGCGGATCTGGTGCCGTTCTTCAACAATATCGGCGCGGCGCGTGATGACATCGAGCGGTTCGGCAAGGCACTATCCGACCTGCAGCGGCAGGACATCGACCAGTTCGGTGCGTCCATGGACCGGCTCGGCGTCGCAACCCGCAGCGCGAGCGAGCAGTTGCTTTCACGGTTTGCCCCAGCCGCGAGTCGCACTGCGGAGGCGGCGTCAACTGTCGCCGGTGCTGTCGCTCGCAATTCCGATACCATCGCCAACTCTGTAGCCTCGACGATTGACGGCATGACTGGCGGGACACTGACCGTTGTCGGTCTTGCAACGCGAGCCATTACGGCGTTCGGAGGCGCGGCCGACGAGGCAAGCAAGGCTGCGGAGTCTGCTGCGAGCATCAGTGAGAGCGTCACGGGCATCACCGAGGAAGACGCCAAGCAAGCCGCCGAGCGAGATAAGTTCCTTCAGGGCTTCCGCGACAACGTCAGCGCCGCCATCGACGAGTCGGCGAAGTTCGGCAAGGCTGGATTCGACGCCGCCCTGCAATACCAGACCTCCATCGAAGAACTGCAGCGGCAGTTCGACAAGGGCATCCTCAACGAGACGGCATTCAAGCGTGCGGCCGAAGAGGCGAAGAAAGCCTATGGCGAGCAGATGGACGCCATCAAGCAAGCCGCTGCCGAGACCGAAGCCATCACGAAGCGGGTCGATGGGTTGCTCGCCAAGGCAACCGAACTGCCCCAGGCCCAGCAAGACCTCAACGCCGTCGAGGCAGAGATTGCCCGTGTCGAGGCGTCGATAACCTCGGCTCGGGCAGCCGGGCAGACCGAGCAAGCGGACGCCCTCACGGCACGCCTGGCGAAACTCGACCAACTCCAGGCGGGGCTCGAGCAGCAAGCCGACGAGGCGGCAGCAGGGTTCACGCAAGGCTTTGATGCCGCGTTCGCCAACGTGGACAAGGGCATCGGCTCGCTCATCAACAAAGCGGCCGAGTTCGGCAACGAAGGTGCCCTGGCAGCATCGCAACTGCAAGAAGGCATCGCGGCTGCGCAGCGTCAGGTGAAGGACGGCATTCTGACCAAGGAAGCGTTCGACAACGAGGTTGAACGGCAGAAGCAACTGTTTGAAGACCGCGTCAGCCAACTGCGGCAGGCGGAACAGATTTCCGGCCGGATTGTCGAGCAGGAAGCCGCCCTACGGGACCGCCAGTTTGAAATCGAACTGGAGCGTGCCAACGAACTAGCGAACGTCCGCACGGGCTCGGTTCAAATCAACGACCTCCGCAGCGGCGGCATTTCGCAGTTCTTTGAGACGCTGCAGGAAGACCCGGCGATTGCCGAGGCGAAGAAGCAACGGGCCGAGCTGGAGAAGATCCGCAAAGAGATTGCCAAGCTCAACGCCGAGCGTGTTGAAATCCTCGCGGGGACGGGCTGACCATGGCTGTGCTGACGTGGCGAGAACTGGCGCGGACCGCATCGCATCTCATCGGCGAATCGCCGAAGTTTGAGCGTCGTTGGGTCACGACGCTCGACAACCCGGACACGAATGCCACCGACATCATCACCGCTGTCGGGGCGATTCACTATTCGCCGCATCCCGAGTATGCGTTTGCCCGGCTGAACAACGTCGAGGTGAACGAGGCGTATGACGGCAACCGCTACTGGACCGAGGTTGTCGCCCAGTATGAGGTGCCGCAGCGCGAGTGGAAGGACGCCAACCTCTTGCCGTGGGAACGGCCCGACGTGTGGAAGTTTCAGACGCAAGGCGTCGCGGTGCCTGCCCTGACGTGGATTGACGGCAACACCACGAAGCCGCTGACGAACTCCGCTGGCGACTTTTTTGAAGGCGTCACGGTTGATGAGGCGCAGCAGAAAATCACCATCACGGGGAATCGCCAATCGTTCCCGTCCGCGACGGCTGCGGCTGTCACGAACTGCGTGAATGATGGTTCATACCTTGGCTTCGGCACCGACTGTGTGAAGGTGCAGGGCATCTCTGCCGAGTCGGCGGTCGAGGTTGTGGAAGATGTGGAGTATCCGTACTGGAAAATCACCGCCGAGCTACTGTGTCGGCAGACCGGGTGGAACCTGCTCTTGCCTGACGTTGGCTTCAACTTCATCGAAGGCGGCGTAAAGAAGCGGGCGGATGTTGTCGGGCCGGATGGCGACAGAGTGGCGTCCGCGAATCCAATTGCCTTGAACGGCAGCGGTGGCAAGCAGGCAGGCGATACGCTCCCGGCGATTCTCACCCGCCGCGTCTACAAGCGGATCACGATGAGTTCGTACTTCGGCACGCCGCCGTCGTGAGAGGGGTGAGTTGTGTCCACTGCTCGCGTTGACTTCACTCGCGGTGCCGCCGAGCGGATTGCTCGCGTCGTGCGGCTCGTCGAGCAGGGCGACCGTGGGCAGAGCGGGCCGACGTGGGGGAGCGTGAACGAGTCGATGCCCGCTGGGCTCAAGCTCGCCACGTTCACGGGCGACTGGGCGATTAACACGTTTAAGACCGTCACGCTCTACGGCGTCACCAGCACGCCGAACACGGCGAGCGTCTTGAATCTCTGTGTGCCGGCTGTTGGCTTCTCGACGGCCGCCACGAGCGAGACGCGATACGTCATCTTTGGCAAGGTGAAATACACCACGGACCCTGTGGTAGTGGAACTCCAGGCGGCACCCACCAACACGTCGTGCGTGCTGACCCTCGGTGGCGTGGACCTGACGACGATTGCTGGCTACTCAAGCACCGACATTCAGTTGCTCGGGCACAACACGACCGGGCCGTGCCTGGAGTGGTACTCCGTTACTACCTGCTCAACATCAACAGCCGCATGACGCTCATTACGTTCAGTGACGGCAAGCCTGTTCTGCGTGACAGCAAAATCGGCACGGAGCAGGCGTGCTGCTGTAAAACATGTTTGCGGTTGATTGCCAAGCCCCATGTGTTCGATCTCAATGAGTGTTACACGCCGATATACGAGAAGATGCGCGAGCTTCTCGAGGC